AGAGAAAGTTGCTAAATCGTCTCCTGAGCCCATATCTAATGATAAGTCAGAGATTAAAGCACTACCGTAGTAAGTTGCTCCAGAAACTCCTGTAACTAATTTCCAAGTTACTAAAGCTTTTTCAAGTTGTAATTCAACTAAGAAATCGTGAGATACTTTTGTTGAGTCTCCACCTACTGAAGTTGTATCAATATACTCTCCTTCAGCGTCTAAAGTGTAAGAGTAAATTCCACCTTGAATTTTAGTAACTCCAGGGTTACATTTTGTGTTTGATTCAATAACCGAAACGGCTGTTGATAAACTGTTTGAAGTCAAACAAGCTACTGGCTTGTAAGATGATCCGTCTGCTACGTAAAGTATTCCAACTTCTCCTTTAATTGGTGTTGCCATAATTTTTTTATTTTTAATTTAATGTTAATTCCAAAGTTAAAAAACTTCGGTAAATATTTTCTGTGTCTGTAACCGATTCTAATTGTGTGTTGTAACTTAAATCCTGAGTTATTACATCAAAATTGTCAACCTCAATTTGTGGCAAAAGTAAATCATTAACTGCTTGTTCTATATCATTTAATAATAGTCTACTGCCAGCATTCCCCTGAGAGCTTGTCTTGGTAAATATTTCTATTAATACGGAAGTATTCCAACGATACTCGCATTTATTTGCTTTCTCAATTGTTTTAGTCTGAGCCGTTAATAAGATATAATTCAAAAGCTTAGCGTTTCCAGTTATACGACTGTCAAAACATTTAATCGTTTTTCCTGATACTTCAATATCATTCAAAAGATCAAAAATTGCCTTTCTTATGTGTTTATCTGGATTCGTTGTTATCATACGTCAAAATTACTAAATTTTTTTATTATATTTTGATAATAATTTTTTTAAGTTATTTAAGTAGTCTTTTTTACCTTTTATCCAGGCTGGATAAAGAAAAGGTTGAGGATTGACTCCGGCTCCTAAGATAGTTGAAAAAATTACCCACGCATACTTTTCGTCAATTCCCTTTTTTTTACACCAAAGCTTAATTGACTCCAAACCCTCTTTATAACTTCCGGTTTTTTTGCCTTTAAAACTTGCCGCCATGTCTTTGAACTCATCCGGAATACTTACTTTTGTTCCGGTGCCAAATTCCATATAAGCCGCATAAATTTCCTGAGTTGATATTCTGTATTGGCTTTCTTTTATTTTTTCTTTACTAATCGATTGAGCTAATTTACCAAAGTTTTTAGGTGCTAAATCTTTTGCATTTCTTTCAATTTGCATTGCAACATCATTTGTTGTCGCATCAATTTGAACCTCAATATCTTTTCCATATTTGCGAAGCTCCTTAATAACTTGGTCCACTCCTTTAATCGATCCCTTTGCCATTTGCTGTTATATTAACAAATCTAAATAACTCGTCGTCATAACTCACATCATTAACAACATATTTGGCTCCTCTATAAACAATACTCAAATTATCCAAATCAACGTTTATGGTTGAGTTATTTCTTATCTTAAAAGAATAATTATCTTTAATATAAGAGCCTCCGTTTGCGTTGTCTCTAAACGAGCTTATTTGTTTTACGTTTGCCCAAAAACTACCAATCAAAACATCATCAACAGTATAGCCTCCGAAACCGTCCTCAACGCTCGAAGTTTTATATATTTGAATTTTTCGGCTTAATTCTCTAGCAATCATAAAAATCGTCTGTTTACATCAATAGCTTGCATTACTGACTCTGGAATAAGCGTTGTATTGACTTGTTTTTCACTTTCGTAATACCAAACCTTAATCATTTGCAAACAAGCCTGTAATAACTCGTCTGGAACGTCTGTCGGGTCCTCATATCCTACGTTCAAAGTCACCTCTGTTTCATTTGGATAAACATCGCTTAATGAATAATGAATCACAACCGGATCGGCTGGACTTACTATATCATTAATTGGATAATCACAAACTGTAACTGGATGCCCTCTATAAACGACCTCTCTCGCATAAAATATATGATTTGTTCTCTTCTCAACAAAACGACAAGCTCCATTAATCATTGACTCGATTTCACTATCGTCATCATCCATATCGGTGTCAATTCTTAAATAGTTCTTAACCCTTGCGAGTGTTAATACATCTAAATATGCCATTATTTTTTAGCTTTTACTGTTTTTGTTTTTTCAACTGATCCACTTGCCAAAAGTTTAT